AGGATAGTTATAAGTGCCCTTTACAGTGTATGGTATATTTTGTATTGGGGCTCGATTTATATCAACTGTAGTTAATACAGAAGTTAAACCATGACCATCTAAATAATTACCATCAAGATCATATGTGCCTGCGCCTCCCCCTGCTGGATTGTTTTTAGTAACAGTAAATACCCATAAAGCCGGATGTGTTTGTGTGTAAATAGATGCCGTATTGAATCCCGGATGCATAAGAGTTTGAAACACCAAAGCAATATCGGATGCAATTCCTGCAGCTTCTATACTTTTTGAAATTAAATTAAACTCAAATCGGTGAGTTCTTCTTCCTCCAGGCTGTAAAACTGTTTCCATATGATCAAACGTCATAACATTTCCGCCACGCATAAATGATTCTGTTTTTTCTATGGTTCCCAATAAAGATTGTTCTAACGAACCAAACATACCTATTTCTAGAGCTTTTACCTGCGGGGTTGGCATATTAGAATACTCTATTTGATTTTGAGTGTTAAATATTCCAGGATAAGGCAAAGTTATCCAATTAAATGCTCCTTTTAGTATTGCAGCAGGAGTTCTATTGGCAGAAAATGTGCTATAATCTGCAGCCCAAAAGGTTATCCATTCTTTAACATCTTGATGCGAGGGGTCTGTTACTGGAGGAAATATGTATCCCATATATTGATATATATTATAGAATAATGGCATATAAAACAAAATATAAACCAGAGAATGCCCAAAAATACGTCGGAAACACCAACAATATTATTTGTAGATCTCTTTGGGAGAGAAAATTTTGTAAATATTTAGATAATAATGAAAACGTTATACGCTGGTCTAGTGAAGAGATTAAAATACCATACCTATCGACTATAGATAATAGTGTACATTTTTACTATCCAGATTTTGTATTTGAGGCCAAAAAAGACGATAAAGTATTAACGTATATGGTAGAAATCAAACCAGAAAAACAAACAAAAAAGCCCAAATTAAGAAAAAATAAAAAAACTTATTTACAAGAAAGTATTCAATTTGAAATAAATACTTGTAAATGGAAAGCAGCGTCAGAATATTGTAAAAAAAATGGTTGGATTTTTAAAATTTTAACAGAAAAAGAAATTTTTAAATAAAATGCCAGGATATAACAGTTTAAATACTAATACTATTGGTGGGTTAATGGGATTTTTGGCTAACCCACAGACTTCTCCTCAAAGAACAAACAGATTTAAAGTTTCTTTTTTTGGTAAAGGGATACAAGATATTATACCTCTAACTGGAGGGTCTGATGGAGCTGTTTTTTTTGCGACCATGGTTCAAATTCCATCTAGGGGTATAATGTTTTATCCAGATTCTGTTGGACCATGGACCCCATACTGGAGATCTCCTCTTAAGACAACATTTGATGATAAATTTTTGGTTGAATTTTTTGTGGATGAAAAGTTCACAATAAGAAAATTTATTGAAAATTGGATGGATAAAATTTTAAATAGTAGTGATGGAGTTTTGATAAAAGATGATGTGTGCTCTAACACAACCATGACAATACAACCAATAGACTCAATAAACAATTCAAATACAACAATAACTTTAGATTATGTTTGGCCTAAATTAATTTTACCTTCGGAGTTTAATACAGACAGACCAGAACTTTTGAGGATGCAAGTAGATTTTAGTTATAGAACAGCTAAATTTAGTTAATAATGGAGTTAAAGATGAGCAAATTGAATGAAATAATAAAGTTTCCAAAATATAAACTAGAATTGCCAATCTCTAAAAAAGAAAAATATTTTAGACCATTTACTGTTCGTGAAGAAAGTACCATCCTCTTAGGAAAACAAACAGAAGATAAAGTAATAATATTAAAAAATCTAATAGATGTAGTATCTCAATGTTTTAGCGAAGATGTTTCTTCGATGTCTATTACTGATTTTGAATATTGTTTTCTAAAACTTAGAGAAAAATCTATAGGAGAAGTAGAAAAATTTACTATAAAATGTCCAGAAACACAAGAAAGTGTAGACGTATCTGTTAATCTATTAGAAGATATTTTAGTATATAATACAGAACCTAAAAATAAAATAGAAATAGATGAAGGAATTTTTATAGAATTTAATAAGCCATCAATAAAACAAGTTTTAGAAAATCCTAATTATAATAATGATTTTGAATCAAATATAAAATTTATAGCAAATTGTGTTAAAAAAATACAAAATAAAAAAGAAATACTAGAAGGTAAAGATTTATCGTATGTAGAAATAAAAGAATTTATTGAAAATTTATCATCAAAACAATTTAAAAAAATAACAGACTATTTTGATGAGTTGCCAATATTATTAGTTGAATTAAAATATATTACATCTGATGGAACCAGCAGATCAAAATCAATAACAGGTATATTTTCTTTAATAAATTTTTTTTTTGATCATATAACGATTCATACATTTTATCAGTTAATGTTTCAAATGAAATATTTTCATAATTATAGTATAGACGAATACTATGAACTTTTACCGTGGCAACGACAGGTATTAATGCATCTAATAATAGCAGAATTAGAAAAAGAAAAAAATACACAAAATAACACAATAAGTATCTAAAATGCAAGACAATAAAGACATATTAAAAACTTCTTCTTTCTTTTCTGGATCAAATTTTGTTAAAAAAACACCAAAAGATAAAACAGAAGAAACAGATCCATTTGTTAAGATGGTAGAAACTGGTACTTATAAAGAAATAGTTTCATATATTGCCATCAATCCAAACGTAACACAAAAAGCTATAGAAAAAATTATAGAAAAATATCCATTACAGAGCGAAGAACATTGGGAATTAAGGGACTTAGTTGCCAGTAATAAAAATTTACCACTAACAGATAAAATAAAAACAGAGATGGAAACCGCATATGAAAGCGAAGAAAAAAACTTCTGGGAAGTGCGAGCAGCGGCTTTAAGCAGATATAGTGATGTCACACTAGATTCAAAAGATAAAATTGGTGATAACATCACAGCAACTACACACAGAGTAGAAGCCGAACTTATTTTGGGGGATTCTAAATCATCAGAAGAAACTAAAAAAGCCGTACGTCAACGTTTAAAGCAACACGACGATCAAAAACGAATAGAGGCCAGAGAAAAGGCAGAAGATATAAAAATAAAACAAGAAATTGTTCGTGATTATAGAACAGAAAGACAAAAAAATTTAAATCAAGCAAAAACAGAAGGAATTTTTGATGAAAGTATGCTAAAAATGGCAAAACTCTCAATGCTTTCTGGTAGTTCTATAGAAAAAGCTGCATCAAAAGATATATTCGATAGAGATCGTTATGAAGAAAAACGAGATCAACAAAAATTATTAGCTTTAAAAGAAACTAGAGATATAAAAATGGCAAAACAAGGCCAATTTTCTCAAGAAAGTGTTGATGAGGCTAGAAAACTAATAGGAAAAACTTTTGTAACTGGTGTGGACATTGGTTATGGGATGACGGGAAATGCTTGGCAAGCAGGAGACTTATCTGTTTCTAACAAAGATTTGACTAAAGACCAAATACGAGCAAAAGAATATGCACAACAATTAGTAAAATTAAAAAGACAGGACGAATTAAAAAGAGCTAGAAAAGGAGACTTTTCTGATATTAATGTAGACGGAACTGGTGATACGGTTGTTAAGGGCGATGTTGATCATTTAAAAGAAATACAAAGATTAAAAAAAATAGATGAATTAAAAAGGGCCAAAAAAGGAGACTTTTCTGGTATACAAATACCAGAAAATATATCAAATTATTCTAAACAAGAACAACAACATTTTAAAGAATTATCACGTTTGAAGAAAGTAGACGAATTAAAAAGAGCTAGACAGGGAGATTTTTCTGGAACAACAATTTTAGGCGATACTTCTAAACTTTCAAAACAAGAACAAACACACCAAAAAGAATTAGCTAGACTAAAAAAAATACAAGAAGAAAAAGAACAAAGAGAAAAAAAGAAAAAGGAAAGAGAAGAAGAGAAAAAAAGAAAAGATAGAGAAAGAAATCCAGAAAAACCAAAAGTTAAAGATCAAGCAAAAAAAGGATTACCTAGTATTAGAGATATGTTGTCTGGAGAAGCTAAATCTAGTGCTGAAGAATTAGCAAGTTTAAAAATAAATTCAGCACAAGTAAATAAAATGGCTATGTCTTTATTTGAAGGTCTTAGATCAGATTCTAAAAAATCAATAAGAGATTTAGAAAAACTTAGAACTGGAAGTTCCGATTTATCCGGTCAAGGTTTAGATCATATGCAACAAATAAGAACACAAATACAAAGAGGAACTGCAAAGGTTTCTGATTCTGGAGATCAGCCTATAGCAATAGCAGAATCTTTTCAAAATGCAAAGATAACAAGACAACAACCAAACACAAATAAACTACATATATCCGAAGATAGAATATCACAAATAAGTAAAGAAATTAAAGAAACTCTAGAATATAAAACAACATTTGCATAAAAGAAAAGGCCCCTTTCGGGGCCTTTTTTAGTCTTCTAGAGACTTTAGATAAGATTCTACATCCACATCTTCATCTGGCTCTGGTTTACGCAGAGGCTTACGATTAGAACGAACCTGTGGTTCATCTTCAATTGTTTCCTCGGTATCACCCATAGCACGAACATCTCCACCCAGAGCATCTACCAGCTTGGTCTTAAGCTCTGCATAGCTCTTGAACTCCTTGGGATTGACAAACTCCTTGAGAGCATACTGTTTCTTCCACAGAGCCTCAAGCTTGGCATCATCACCGTCAAACAGCTCTGCAGCAGCACTAAACTCTGACTTATCGTAGTTAACGTAACCGTCAACCTTACGAACCTTAAGCTTGAAGTTAGCACCCTTCCAAAAATCAAACGGATTAACTGCACTCTCGTCTTGGAATTCGGGGTTCATCTGCTCTTGGATCTTCTCAAAGATCTTCTTGCCGTACTTAAACAGGAACACCTTACCCTTGTTCTGAGGAGCAGCAGGATCTTCTACAACTAGAATATTAGAAATGTAAGTAAGCTTACGCTTGCGATCACGGGCAATACGCTTATCGCTTTCAGTACCACTATTCCATAGTTCGGAATTTCCTTCACAAACAGGACACTTTTCGCCTAGAGTTGTGGGGCAATTATGAATAAACCAGCCACCCTTGCCCTTAAATGCGTGAGAGTACAGTTTGACCCATGGAATATCTTCGCCTTCTACTGCCGGTAGAAAACGAATAACTGCGTATCCATTGCTAGCAGAGTCTAGAGTTGGTCTCCAAAATCGGTCATCCTTGTAATCATTAGTTTTGTTACTCTTCTCAAGCTCTTCTTGAAGCTTGGTGGCCATTGATGTAGAATTCTTCTTTAGATCTTTAAATCCCATATAATCTCCTATTGTTGTAAATATACACTAAAATAACGTAAAGTCAAATATTAAATTGGAAGTTTTGATGATTTGGGCAAGAAATTTAATTCTTGTCCTTCTTGTTGAATTTTTTCTATAATTGGTTTGGATAATACCTTTGACATACTTTCTACAGGTATATCTTCAGCTTCTGCAATAGCTACAACTGCATCCAGATATCTAGTATTCCATTTTTCCACGTATTTTTCTATTTTTATGCAGAGTTCTTTCTGCTTTTCATTGTCTAATAATAGCACCATAGATACCTATATATAGATGACTTCTTATAGTTTTTTCTAATATAATTTGGAGAAATAAATGCCAGATAGAGATCAAAATATAGACATAGAGTTTGTGCCTGGTGGAAATACTGGAACTGTTGCAACCGATTATCCTACATCTGGCGTTACTAACGCCCATGTTCAAATAGTAAAGGTTGCATGGGGAGAACCGAGTGAAGCCAACAGAGTAACTAATTCTGCTCCTCTTCCAGTAACAATAATTTCTGCTAATACTTTAGGTATTTCTGGAACTGTTGGTGGAACCGGTTCATTTACTGTAGTTAATAATGCAAGCAGTCCATTTAGAATAGCAGGAACTACTGGTGCAATTCCTGTACCGGTCACAGGAAATATTCAAGGAGTTACCAGTGGTATTGCTATTGGTATTACTGGAACTGTTACTGTTGGAAATACCTTTATATACATGCAAGGAATATCTGGAGGACAGCCTATAGCTATAACCGGAGGAAGAGGTCTAAGTGCGGCAACAGATAGTGTTACTGTATCCGGAACTGTAGGTATAACTGGTGGTAGATATCTGCTTCCCGCATTCGATGGTGTAAAAATTTATTCTAGTAGTGCTGGGACAACCATTCCTGTACAATTATGGAGTGGTGCTACTGCTTTGGGCATCTCTGGTAATGCTTTAAATGTAAATATAGTTGGTGCAGGACTAACAGCAACTGTCTCTGTTTCTGCATTGGTTGGTATCAGTCAAGCCGATCCCACAGTCCCTCTATACGTGGCTGGTGCTACTGCTGGTCCTGCCGTTCGTATTAAAGGTGGTCTAACCGGTGGTGCAGTGGAAGTGGGTTGGTCTAGTGCTCTTCCGGTTAGCATAAGTGGTGCTATTGGTGGTATAAGCTTCAGCGACGTAAATATAGTTAGTGCATTGTCAACCGTCAATTCTAATGTAACAACGGTATCAAATACCACTACTAATCTATTAAATCAAGCACAAAATATATCCAATAAACTTCCATCAAACGGAACGTTTAAAACAAGCACAACTCTAACTTTACCAGGAACTGTAACAACAGGAACTGTAGATCTAGCAGTAACAGGTGACACCACTTTAAGTGGTATAACTTTAGCCAGTGGTGTAACTATTAAAGCATTAGCTTCTAATGCAGGTGATGTACGAATCCGAGGAGCAAATTCTGGTTCCAGTTATTTCTTAAGTAAGGGAGAATCTATATTCATATCTGTAGATGATCTTAGTAAACTTATATTCTCTTCCAACGGAGTTGCTGTAAGCTTCTGTTATATCGCGTCATAAAATGAACAGAAATAATATTAGATCCCGAAGAGCCGAAGAAATCCAGCTAGACGATCTGGTTCTAGCTAGAACCGATAAATTTTACTTTTTAGAATTTACCGAATACAGTAGTGATATTTTTAATTCAAATTCTATAATATCGTCTAAACCGTCTTTAGTTTTTTATATTAAAGACGCACAACAACACGTTATAATAGATTATAGCACAGCAAAAGAAGAAGATAAACTGTATTTAAAGGGGTTTTTTGCTGGAATGATACCAGGAACAACCTACCAATTCTCTAACGGTGAATACTTAGATGAAGCAAAAAATCTAGAAGCAGATTTGTCTTCCATTTTAGAATTTACCGAATATAAAGGAGATATGGTATTCAGTAAAATTAGTAGTATTAATAATTTAAATTCGTCTATAGATTTATATTCTTCATATTATCTTATAAACACACCACAAGTTGTTAAAACTGGTTCACTTCAAAATACAGAAGACACAAAAATACAAGCTTTAGTGTTTTCCAATCCCAGAACAGCCAAACCTCTGTTGTGGTTAGGATACCAGCCAGGTGATTTTATACAGATTCTGAACCCCAATTCTACAAATAATACAAAACTTTTAGAAATTATAGACGTACTGTTTATAAACGGAAAAGAGATTTTAAAATTAAGAACAGATACTATTGTTACTGAAAACTTAATAGGTCAAGATACCATCGTTAATCTGTTCATTAAAAGCAAAGTTATTGCAAATATAACAAACTATTCTAACGATCAAACTACCCCCGATTGTTGTGTTAATATTGTTCTGAACATAGCTCTACCACAACACACAGAATTACAATGTGTATTACGTGGAAATGGATTTGTCTACAATACTGGAAACTGTTACGGAAGTTTAAAAACGCTAACCAATCCTATAACAGGCGATGCGTTAATGTCCGAGCAAGAAAAACAAGCTATAACAGATCCCTTACAACAAGCAATGTCTCAAATATTTGATTACAGATATCTGGACGATTTTTATAAAAAAAAAATAACATACGTTGATAGTAGTGGTATTCAGTTGTCTGAAACTAATTCTTTAGTTACAGATTATAAAAGTACAGTAATACCTTTAATTGAAAGTTCTTTAGAGAATGTTATAGCCATAGATGCAGAACAAGTTATATCTGGCGTGCAAGTTCTGAGTCATGTTCCAAAAAGTTTAGTTCAATCTTTTACAGAATTAGATGGAATAACGTTATTATCAGACGCACCTATTTACAGAATATTAAATGTACATTATGAAGCATACATGACCGATGATGCTGTTGTTGTTAAAGGGCTGGGTGGAGTTGCATTAAACTCTAATATTATACCGTTAAATAAAAACGTTTTAACCACAATTTATGAAACTAATTTATCCACATTTGATGGTCAGCGTATAGTATTTTCTTCCACACAAGAAGTACTTAGTCCTGTTGTAGACTTTAAAGTATACGGATACGACTATCTTCAATTGGGAAGATATCATATACTAACACCTATAACAAATGAAACCAGACCTTTGTTTATTTGGTCTACACGTATGAATAAAGCAGATCAATACATTTATGGAATTGTTGATGCAGCTTACTATACGGAAAGATCGTTGATTAATACGGTTAATAACAATATTGAAGTTAAAACTATTGTTAATTCGCTGTACTCTCCCTATCCCATCTCTTAGTATATAATGCACCCGGGAGGGTACAAAGTATGTATCAAGATTCCATTTTTCATAAATAAGTATAGAAAGAGGTGAATTCGCATGAAACTAGTAAATTGGATTAAATCAAAAGTAAACGCCCTTTTAGTTAAATTAAACCTTAAGTCTGCACCTAAATGCCGAACTAAAAAAGCCTGCTGCAAAAAAGTAAAATAAGTAAAAACTGTTAAGTTAATGGAATAAAGGCTCCCGTCTGTGACGACCGGAGCCTTTATTCTTTTTACAGGACCTTAGCACAGTAGTCGTACATTACCACACCAGATGCAGTTCCCACGTTAAGACTACGCACAGAACCGTATTGTGCAATGTACACCACATCGTCTGCAATTTGTAGCAGTTCTTGGGGCAGGCCCACCTGTTCCTGGCCAAACATCATCACTACATGCTTATCCTTAGGCCAAGCGTAAGAATCGATCCTACGGGCTCCTGCTACGTTATCAACCGCTACCAGGTGTAGAGGCATCCCTACTTCTTGTCTCAAAGAATCCAGCGTTTGCACCAGACCCGAAAACGTTCCAGCGTGTAGCAGACGCACATAGTGGTGAGTACCAACAGTGCCACGACGATCGTATTGCTTAGACCCGTAGATAACCACTTTCTTAGCCAAAAAAGCGTTACTGTTCCTAATGCAAGTAGCGATGTTAAAGTCGTTGTATAGATTGCTGCAAAGAACAGAGAAGTTATTCGCTCGTGTGTCAAGGTCTGCGAGAATCGCTTCATGCTTCCAGTAATGGTAGTGATCAATGATATTTCGTGATTCATTGCCAGTCTGGGAAGAAATTGTTGAAATCGGGTCCATCGTTATTCTTCTTGCGCTTCTTATTTGGTCTGGGAAGATACTTATAAATGTCTTTATCGTAATAAACTGTGGTAAATCCGGGCCATCCTGCTTTATCTAACGTTTTAGTTTCTACCCGAATTCCTTGCTTTACTAGCCAAGAACCTAAACTATATTTAAATTGCTTTACTGATCCTGGATATTTTTCAGTCTTTGGATTCCAATCACGATCGTCCAACTTTAAAAGAACAGTAAATCCAAAATCAATCAGTTTACGCCCTAACCAAATTTTAAAATTATTATACATTTTCATAATGCGGGTAAAGGGAATCGAACCCTTATCTACTGCTTGGAAGGCAGTCATGCTACCATTATACCACACCCGCGTGTTCTGTCAAGTACTTTTTGAGAGCAAGATCTTTGGCCTTGGTTTCCAACATCACATCGTACAGCCTGGGAGTATCAAAAACAGGGAGAGGGCCTTCAATATAGTCTGAGTGAGCCTGAGGACGCTTATCAAGAGCAGATTCAGAATAGTGAATCTTGGGAATCTGGTCTTCAGGCCAAGTGGAAAAACACAGTTCCACAGCACAATCCACGGTTTCGTAGTTGTGGCAGAAACGGTGATGGTGGTAGTCGTACACCAGCCGAACCCCACAACCAGAATAGATCATATCGTGGAGTTCTACTGGATTCCACATGGACGGCTTATCATCATTCTCTACGGTTAGCTGACGCTGTAGGTTGGGATTCAGGATCTTGTATGTGTCACAGAAACGCTTGGCTGTGGTAGCCTTGTCTTCGTACACACCACCAACATGGATATTAATATTGAAATCGTCTGCATGGCCCAACAGATCACCAATCAGTTGGTGCATTTCCAGACACATGATAGACTTCTGTACGATGGCTGTATTGGGACTTGCAAGGCACGTATACGGCCCAGGGTGGCACGACAGGCGAATACCCGCCTCACGGGCAATACGACCAGCCTCGTTCATATGGGCTGTAATGAGCTCTTGATGGGCTTCGTCCAAGTAGTGGAGTTTGTACCCTAGTTCTGGGTGATCCATGAACGGAAAAATACCACTACCGACACGGAACATTTTAATTCCGTTATTAGCATTCCATTCCATAATCTTCACCAGATCTTTGGTGTTGGCTGCAGCAAGTTGACCACAACGTTCCAAACTAAATCCAGACATACGAAGAGTACGGTCAGAAGTAATGTAATCCTTCTTTTTAATCCCCTCGTTAAGGGCTAGATTTTGGCACGCATAACCGATATGACGAATAGGCACAGGTATAATATACCCCAAAATAATAAAAGTGCAAATAAAAACGTCCGGATTTCTCCGGACGTTTTTTGTAGTAAATTTTTATTTTACTATTATGCAGTACCACTAACTGGTGGTGTGATCTCAAGAGTTTCAATAACTTTACTGTTTCTGATATCAACATTACCACCTGCTTTAGCATAGTTAATAAATCGTAAACCAGGATCGCCTTTGATGGATGCTGTGTCAGATTCAAACACGATTCCACCATTTAAAGTAACACCAGAAGCATTCCCTGATGCTACACCAATTCTCCAATTATTAAAGGCCGAATTTTTCCTAAAGTTAAGAGTAGAATTGTCGTTCAATCTTATAGTGTTTACGTCTATAGAACCGGAGAGAGGATCCAAATCACTATACAGTTCTGCACCGTATAATTCTATCTCTCCAATAGAGCTTTTGGCAGCAATTGCTACTCCTTGCTGTAGAGTAAAACCACCACTGTTTGTGTAGTTAACATATACTTTATTTGCTGTAAAAGTTCCCGTAGTACCATTTGCCCAAGTAAATCCTCCAAGAGCAATAAAGGCTTGCTGATAATCACCAGTTCCCTTATATACGATCTCTATTTCTGATCCTGTGTCTAGAGTTACACCAGGCCATCCTAAAGATTTAAATGCATTAGGATATCTGTAAGTTCCTCCCAGAGAAGCATAAAGCCACTGATTGTCTAAAATTCTTCCATAAGTGTCTACGGTTAATTTAATTTTTCCAATTAAAGAATCATTATCAATATAGATCTGCCCTGCTGCTGGAAGACTTATCTGACCAATTTTACAGTTAGTTACGTACAGATTGATCGGATCAGCACCAACTGAGCTGACACCTCCAGTAGCACCGCCTGCACTATACTTTATTACCTGATATATCTTGCTATTTTTTAGATATAGATTGGGATAAGTCAAAGAATTAGGGGTGGTTATTGCCGCATACCGGATATCAGTAGATATATAACCGGTACTACCAGACACACCATAAGTTGAGTATGTATCGATAATATTTGGAGCAAACCAAGGAGAATATCCCTGATAACTTCCAGTATGTCCGTTGTGATAAATATAAGTAACTTTTAGATTTAGTGATTGTTGACGTGTAGATGCAGCATTTGCTAACGCTTCCCAAGCAGTTCTGTCCATACCACTAACCGACATTGAGTTGCTTAAATAATCGGGTGCAGGCCAACCGTAAATATTGTTTCCGGTTAAACCACCACCAATACCATTGAACGGATACGCGTCTACGGTAAAGTTGGTAAGTACTGCTTGTAATGTTGTCCCACTAGCACCACACAGCCCTGCACCAGTTTCTCCGCCACATATCCAACATCCTGTACCACCAGAACCACTAAACCCACCAAAAAGTAGTGGAGAATTTATTCTATGGCTACTTGTTGCTCCTGGAGTAAATGCCCAACCGTATCCTAATCTAACATTGTCACCACCAACGGGCCACATTTGTGGTGTTATTAGATTAAACTCTGATGGGTGTTCATTAGGTGTTCTTCTTATTCTCCAATTGGAAGCTACGTTCCAATCAAAACGTGATGCGGAGGTGGTTCCTGTTGCTCCACCTACCCAATAGTAAGTTACTGGTCCTGTTACTGGCATTTTTTATTTCCCTTTCGTTGAAATATTATGAGCCACTGCCTACATTATTTTTGAGAATTCTTGATATGGCTTCTGTACTTCTGAATACTGGTGTATTAGTTAATGATGCTGGTGCTGTTAAACCAACCATAGCACTGTGTAATCTAAAATACGGGGATAGAGCAAATTCGCTGGTATAATCAAAGTCTGTAGCATTTGCTTCTTGTAAGAATTTAATTCCTCCAACAAATGTTCCGTCCGGTCCGCCGTTTGGATTTTGAATACCAAAATACCAATTTGCATGATCATTCGCACTAGGATAGAACCAAGCTTTTTGTCCCAGAGACAGCACACCAATATAGATGGGGGTTGAAGGGTCAATTGCAGGCCATGTTGAAGTCGTTAAGATACCATTTTTTATAGTAAATTCATTAACAACAATAGGAGCTGTGCCAGCAAACGCAAAAGCGATTGGTTTATGCCCTTCGGTAATTGCATCACCTAAATCATCGTTGATTTGAATATCTACTTTAGACGCAGAACAGGTTACTCCTCCAGACAGTCCTGTGTTATTTCCCATGAGTACAGTAAATGTCCCACGTCGGTTCAAATCACCTGATGTTGGAAAAAATGAAGACATCGAAGCACGAACTAAAAGTTTACTGTCTAAATCTGCTGCTTCTGCTGTGCCTGTTAAACCAAGATCAGTTAAACATAAATCTTTATCAATTTTACCAGAAATTATATGATTTCTAGCCATTCTGTCAAGAGCTAAACAGTAAACTTTATCTTCTGGAGTAGTAAAGGTGTCATCTATATGGAAACTACCGCAAACACTGTTTGAAAGGAATTTAATTCGGTCTGGTACATAACACCTAACAGAAGCAGCAGTAACGCCGTCTAGTATTAGTGCTTCATCTGGATTCATGTAATAGATATCATGAACTTCATCTTGGAAAGGTTCTCCTTCAGAACCATGCCAATCTTTATATAAGGTGTTTGCTGGCAGATTTTGTATCAATCTACAATAACCCTTAATAAAAGAAGTAACGTTTCTACTGTATCTGTTATAGTTGGTTACTACTCTGTTATATACGGCTAATGTTTCTGGATCTGTTGCTGGTTTTGTGTTTTTTACTATTTCTAGATCAGCAAAATGTGGTGCTCCTTGATACGAACGAGCCGCTTCTTCGATATAGTCTGATTTAATTCTTAAAGATTGTGTTCTTTGTGTCAGTTGTTCAGAAGTCCAAGTAGCTCCTCCAAATATGGCTTGAGGAATTTCTATTATTTCTGTGGTACCATCAGATAATTCTTTGATATAGGTTCCACCAGAAACAAAATAAAAGTTCCATAACATTTCAGCCCAACTATTGTTGTATCTATTTTCTGTTAACTGTTGTCTGTATTTTTCGGCATTTGCTGTAAATCCACCACCAATACGCTGCCAGGGATAATTAAAATCTGGATGGCCTAATCCCATACCACCATAATAAAATGCTGCCAATGAAGAATCTGTAGTTCCACCAACTGCGTGAGTATAACCTCCACTACCATCGTCAGCACCGTTAAGCCATACTCCGCCGGTTTCGCCTCCTATAAAGCCACCAAATATTAGTGGAGACATAGCTTGAGCATAATCATCACCTACCACAACCACATCTCCGGGACCAGGAGCTCTGGTAGCAACACTATACGCACGACACACATTACTGTCTCCACCCCAACCATAACCAGAACTTGCATCATCTAATCCGTAATTATCAATACCTATTCCTCTAACTGGACTAGCCTCTATTACTACTTTTCCGTCAGACGATCTACTCATAAATGGAATACAATCGTCACCACTTCTGATTTCAAAAGTAACCCAGTTACTGGGTTCATTAAAATCAAAAGCACTTATTCCAGTAATATTATCTCTGTGTTGTCCTCTCCAATAGAAATTTGCCATTTTTTTCTTCCTTTTACTTTAATTAAGCTAGTTGAGTATTTTGTTGTGGGCTAGTAGCAGAAGTATTACTTAATTGTTCGTTTATTTGTGGTCTCTTGCCTTGTCTGGAATTTATTTCAGAGGTTCCTAGAAGAACGTCATTATAAAATGCTGTTCCTGGACTTCCATAAAGTCTGTTGCCTTCTCCATGTGCAAATATTCCGCCTTGTACTAAAGTACTTCCTGACGGTAATTTACCAAAAAACCATCGATCAAATTGTGGTGTTACTGTAAGATCTAGGGTACTTTGATTTTTCATATCAAAATACACTATATTAACTGTATCTGTTGCATATTGTGCTAGATCTGATTTGTAAGCAGTGTATACATTATTGGAAACAAATCTTTCAACGATAATTTTACCAGTAAATAATACTGTGCTATTTGTAGCTTCCAAACGTTTCATATAGCTTGCGGTTGCACCGGATGTTGTTGCTTCTCCCAGAACTACATTAAAGCTTGATTGATATACGTCTCCGTATTCTTGTTTTCTTGTGTCTCCCAGTATAATCTGACCATCAACTGGTCCTACTCCTGTTAATCCTAAAATAGCAGAAGTATAGTAAGCTCCGTATCTACCAGCAAGTCTAATATTAAAAAGTGAATCAGCGTAATAGTTTGTTGGATTTGCTGCTGGTGCAACAGGAGAAAAAATTTCTGCAGAAGTTAATCTACAGTTACTTCTAATATTAACACTATCTTCGTAATATCCTTCATAGCGATTAACAACAGAGTTGTTTAATAGTAAATTATTATTTACAAAAACAGGATCTAATATTTCTCCTGTATCTGGATCTGTTTGTGCGTGTCTAGACGCAACATTAGAAATTTTATTTATTACACTGTTGTGTAATGTGGTTCTTATATTTTTTCCTTTTCTAATATATTCTGTGGATGCCAGAGTGGTTCCTCTTACCCAAGTTCTTGGTATCTGCATAGAAACTAAAAGCTGTGAACCGTTTGCCGGTTCAGCAGTTTCTGTAACTCTATAAGCTTTAACCTTTAGTTGATTTAGATTGGGATTAGTATTTATCTGACTAGCACTAAATATGGTGTTAATATCATTGGTATTAGTTAGATTATAATATTCTATAGCCCAATTTTTAAATTCGGTAAAGCTATTCCAATATCCTTGGCCACCTCCTGTTATACCGCCTCCAATAACAGGGAATTTGTACCCTTCTTGGAAGAAAGTACCGCCAGCAATATGTAAAAACACACCAGCAGTAATTGCTCCATGTTCCCAAGTAGTGCCTTGGTTTGCACTGTCTGGACTAATACTTCCAGTACAACCACCAAATAATAGAGGAGATCTTACGTGTACTGGATTGCCGTTTTGATCCTTTAAGGGAATACCGATATAAACATTATCGGCAGCTTCTATCGACCCTGTTACAGTTCGTGCTGGTGGTAGTGTAGGGGCTGAATTTTTAACTATTGCAACTAAAGCTGTTCCGGCTGGAATATATTCTTCTCGCCAATTAGCGGCGTTATTCCAATCAAATGCGTCTAGTTTAGATGAAGTATTTAGTGTAGATCCTATCCAGTAATATTTAGGCATACTGTTCCCCTTTTATAGACTATTTATAAAAGAGAAACATTTAAAGTGACCCCAACGGGACTCGAACCCGTACTCATCGCCTTGAAAGGGCGAGGATTTGGCCAGTTAATCTATGGGGCCATTATTATTTTTAAAATTTTTAAAATTTTTATTAAGTGCTTTACTAATAATTAATCGTATGTTGTTTACATCGCCTGGTGCTAACTGAAAACGATTTAACAAGTATTCTAATACATGCTTTGCTATTTTGTCTGCAATTGGATTTGGTTTACGCATGTACATATTTAGTAGGATGCCAGAGACTCGAACTCTGCAATAGATCGTTATAAGCAATCCTGTGCCACCCGACACTTGCATCCCATAATGTTATTCTACATCAGATTCGTTACTAAGCAAATGAATTCGTGACTTTTTATTAGCAACGTGGCCATTTTCATTCTTAATCATGTAGTTAGACTTCTGACGGTCTTCATCGTTACCAAGACGATAATTGATATCATTAAATCCCATATCAATCAGTTCTTGCTTGTGATTTTGAATAAAATTGATAAGCACAGCAACGCTGGCTACTGATCCATTTTCATCCGTTGTCAGCGGAAAATCCATGTGTAGTCTGAACATTTGTTGTCTCCTGTTGGTTCATGTAATTTTTTAAATCTTGTTTTAGTTTATTTACTTTATTTCTAATAACAGACAGCTCAATTCCAAATTGTTCTATAGCATCAATTGTTGCTTTTAGCGCATGAACATCTGTTGGTTTACATGGTCTCATAAACTAATAATTCCTTGGTCAGTCGTGTAATGAATTTCATTAAAAATTTCTTTACACCACGGTAAACACAATTCGCATGGCTTGGCCATGCGAAGATCTCCAAAACGATTAAAACGCACATTCAGCAGCGTCAGCTTCTTGTCTCGCAGGTTATACGGCACCTTACGGTACGCATCCAGTTCAGAGTGCATCTCATCAAACGGATAACCGATAACCTTAGCCTTAGGGTGAGTCTTGAAGAAATTACGACCAGTTGCTACAATTCGATTCTTGTGGAGAATAAAAGAAACGTGCTTCTTCTGACGTGGAAGCTCCATGCACAGGGGGAAAGCTTGCTCCAGGTACGAATCAATAATACTGCTGGTCATACCAATAATATACACTATTTTTTCTTAGTGTCAACTTTTTTCTTACGTTTTTTCTTTTTTCCAAATATATCGTCCCAGTTTTTGGAATACTGTTCCCAATTTACTGGACGATACTGATCTCCTTTACCTGCTGCATGCTGTCCACCCATTATTTCTCCTTAATATCATAATAATATTTGTCATCATCACTACAGGTCCATTTTGGTTTATCTTCAACCGACCAAATATTAGAGTTTAATTTTCTTTCTATAATCATCTTTCCGGATTTTGTTGTAAACGATGGATCTTGAATTAAAATTCTATTATTTGGTTGTATTGCAAAATTACCATTGTCTAATTTTATTACATGACCACATTTATGCTGCCCGGGTGCTTCAGAAAAACCAATATCTAAATTATTATAATTTCCAGAAAACCAATCAATAGTAAACATATAAGTTCCTGTATATGTTTTTTTATCTCTAGAAATATATTGAACTCGTTTATCTTTTAAAATATAAAATACAGAAACAGATGCAGAATAAGAAAAACTATCCCAAAGTACTAGGTCTTCTAGTTTCATTGGTTCTGCATCAGGCTTCCAACAAAATGCAGATATAGGCATTCTCCACCATATTCCTCCATCTTCCATCAAAAAATGAAATAATGGGACTCTTGTTGGTATTGAAGAAAATCCAAAAACTAAACATGGAAATACTGTCCCATGAGAGTCTTCTAAATTTCTTAGATACTCTGCTCTAATAAAACATTCAATTGGAGGAATATTTACATTACACATATAACTCCTGAAACTGGGCTCGAACCAGTGACCCGCGAGTTAACAGCTCGCTGCTCTACCAACTGAGCTATTCAGGATCAAATTTTTTCTACATCACCAGAAAAAGTAACATGGTGAACATCAATACCACTAGAGTATAATAGAGCATTAACAATATACGTTTTCATCTCTTTAAGACCAGTAAATTCTATAAAAGAATTTCCGTGAATAATTTTAAATACTCCAATTTTTTCTAACACATCACATTTATTAATTATAACTTCTGTGCAGCCAGACAGACGAATAGCCTTTAATAGTTTATCCAGATTCAGCCAGTTAACTAATCGTTTACGTCCTGTTGTAGAACCGTATTCTCCACCCAGCTCAATAATTTGATTAAGAATAGGGTCGTTCCAAAGAGTTTCCGGAAATAGCGGATCTACTCCGCTTTTAGTGTCGTAAATCTTAGCAACCCCAAGCAGCTGTCTGATTTTTTGTGGTGAGAATCCTAAAGAACACGCACCGTATGGCATGGTTGTGCTGCTTGTAACATAGGGGTAATCACCGTGATCAATATCTAACCAAACGCTCTGTGCTCCTTCACAGAGAACTTTACCGTTAAGCTCACCATCCCAAATCCAATTAGATTCTAATTTGTCTACCGCTCGTTTTCCTCGTCGTAGCATTTTATCAGAGTAACATGGAGCGATGCCCTGAGCAGTTGTTCCCAAGTGTGAAAGATGCTGTTTATCGTACGCAATATGATCTTCGGTAATGATGTGAGCATTATGATGGATCTTAACTAGATTAACGTCAAATCCTGCCATAGTGAGCATACGTAGCGCTACTAGCATTTTATTAATATTTATCACACACCCAGGACCAATAACACACTTCTTACCGGCAAAAATACCAGATGGAATAATATGTGTTTTATATTTTTTGCCGTTTACATATACGGTGTGGCCTGCATTGGGTCCACCATTCCAACGACACACATAAT